AATTAAAAGAAATAATGCAATTATATTGCAATAAATTGAAAATAAATGAAAAAAAAGGTATACAAACCCTCAAAAGTATGGTATAAAACACACTATATTCAAGAAAAACAAAAAGGAGTTAATATGAATAGATTAGATATAATCAAACAAGCGGCCCAGAAAGCCAAAGCTAAACAACAAAACACTACAGTCGAAGAGCTAGAATTTCAACAACACGTTGCTAACCTAGATGCTCGCAAGGCTAAAATCAAAGAAGAACTAAAACTTCACAAAAGACTAACTGCATCAGTTAAAAAAGCTGGCAAACAAACTGCTAGCTCTTTAGAATGTTTTGCACCAGAAAATATGTTTTATTCTGAAAAAGATACCGAAAGATTCTTAGAGAATAGTTCTTATATGGATGCTTACAATGCCAACAGATCGGCAGATGGAGATTACTAATGAGAGTATTAGTAGAAAATTATGGAGATGTTAGGATCTTTTCCGACAGGCCATATGGATATAAAAGATACCATGTACAATGGTCCGATGGAACAGAACAAATGTTTTCAGGATTATGGTATTCTAAAAATAAGGTAAAAGAAATTGTGGAGGAAAAATTAAATGTCACAGTATAATGATAAAGTCGAACAGCAAAGACTTAAAATAGAAGCTGAAGAATGGGCAAAAGGGGTTAGATCAATGCACGCACATTCACTAAGTTCAATGTGGTACGATGACAGGCCAGGCGATACAGCCGATGGCAAAGGCGTTGTAGATATAGAGTTTAATGACGGAAGCGTTAAAAGAACTTTATCCAATGAGCAGGTAGTTATGATGGGTACTCAACTAAGAGGCCAAGAGTTAATAGAATCATATACAAAAAATTCACAATAAAGGTTTACATCCTTTAGAAACTATGGTATAATATATATTATGAGCACAACAAGTTTTTACATGGGATCGTTAAGATACGATCCAACAGGAAGAAAAAGAAAGAAGCATGCAGCAAATCCTGTTAAAAGAAAAAAGCCAATTGCATTTACCCCTATGAAAATAGATCCTTATAAAGCTAAACTTGCACAAGAAGCTGCCGATCAAAGAGCAGCAGAAAAAGCAGACTTTTTAGAAAGGATTAAAAACGTAAAAGATTCTATGGGTAAAAAAGAATCTCTCCAATATACTGGAGAAAGAAAATTATTAGGTATTGCCACTATGCACAAAAGCAATGCAGTACCAATCTTCGAATCCGATAAGGAACATGCTATCGATATAGCAAGGATGCGAAGATAAACCAGTTCGGGGTATGTCACTCTTTAACTCCTTATCTTTCAGAATGTGACCTCTGCCCCACTTTAACCGAGATATTATGGCACTTAAAAAAATAAATAAAAAACGAGTAATGATGAGAAAGGATCGAGTTTCTCTCGATGCTAAAATGATGGGTCCAGAACCTATGTTTACTGCGGAAGACGAATCTAAGATTTTAGCAGAACAGGAAAATGGAACAGTTGGACCACTCTGGTCTGGCGCAACCAGATGGTATAATTACTTTTACGATAACAAAGATTATATACCTTACGCTATTGATTACCTAAGAGATATAGAAGATTGGGATGATGATAAGATTAAAGTCTTTCTAAGATTACCTGATTGGAAGATTAGAAGAATCGGCAATATGGCAGTTGTTTGGTATAGAGGATATAAGTACGCACCTGCTGTTATTGAAAAATACACAGTGATAGCTAATGAGCTATATGCAGAAGCTTCCAAGATAGAAGAGGAAAGAGTAGAAGCAGTAAAAGAAAAACCTAAGCTTCCTAGCATACAAGAAAGAACTAGAACAAAAGTACTAGATACTATATACTCTGACTTTGATTTAAACGTGGTTGATCCTTGGATGGATAATAACTTTAAAGTTAAGTTTGAATGTTTCTCTCTATTTAAAAATCATGGATTGAAAGGTAATGCAATTACGATATTTAGAGATATGATCGAGGATGATTACATTACTTTAAAAGATGCTTATGAGAATAACTGCGACCAAGCAAAAGAAGCTTACTCCCATATCACAAAGAGCAATAAGAAGAAAATGCTTAACGTATACGACACTATCTTTTCAGACCTAGATAAACTTAAAGATAGCTTTAAAGCGACGCGTAAGGCGCGTGTACGTGTCCCTAGGACTATGGAACAGCAAGTATCTAAGCTACATTATATGAAAGAAGACCTAGATTCCAAGTTAACATCTATTGACCCAATGCATGTTCCTGGTAAAAATAAACTGTTTGTTTATAATGCCAAGCAAGGCAAGCTTGCAGAGTATGTATCAGATACTGGATTCGAGGTAAAAGGTTCTACGCTACAGAATTTCGATCCTAAGCTAAGCAAGATAACTAAGCTTAGAAAGCCAGAAGATATATTACCGCAGATATTAAAGAAGACAGAGCTACAGATTAACAAAGTCTGGAAAGGATTAACAACAAAGATTTATGAACCAACAGGCCGTATTAATAAGGACTGTATTTTAATGAGAGTAATATAATGGATATATTGAAAGAAAAAATTATGACCAAAAAAAGATTTAGTACTGCGGTTGAAGAATTAGTACTAAAAAGCAACATGACCTATATGGATGCTATGAATTATATAATAGAGAAAAGAGGAATGGATTATAGCAATATAAAGAAACTTCTATCTGATTCTTTAAAAGAAAAAGTCACAGCAGAAGCACAGGGGTTAAATCTAATTAGAGATAAAAAGGGTAACACATTACCAGTATGATGCAACCCTTTGACGCATATAGTATGTACAATGCACTTAAGCTGCATTTCGAACAAGACTCATACGATGCAGTTAAATACAATTTCAAATCCAACGTTAGTCCTAAATCATTCTTTGCAAGGAAAGATAAATACTTCTTTGCCAAACTAGCTAAGACTTATGATGATAAACTATTACAGTATTATATAGCTAACTTTAAGAACGGTGTTAGTTACGTTGGGGATATGCTCAATGAAGGTGGCGAAGGTTACTTTAAAGAGCATATGAAAATTCGCGAGTCAATACATCGTGAGTTTCAAAAAGATATAAATAGTTTAGTAGATATGGATATAGAGTTTGATGAGTTTTTTAAAACAAAACAAACCCATCCATTGATAGTAAAGATTTTGATGAGAGAAGAGATTAGTTTAGAGACTGTTGTTATTCTGGATTCAATATTAGGGTTTATGAAACGTGAAGGATCTAAGATAACTGAAACCATTATATGGCCAGATATCTCAAGAAAGATTACTAAGTATAAACCTTTTGTAGATTTCAAGAAAGATAAATGCGTAAGTATTATCAAAAAGGGGTTTACAAAACCATAGGAGTGTGGTATAATATACTCATTATATTATGAATAAAGTGGATAATTCAACAATACAGTGTACATGGAGAAATAAAAATGTCATTTGAAAACTTAAAGAGCACGCGAGGCTCGTCTATCGACAAACTCGTAAAAGCAGCAGAAGCTGTATCCACCCCAAAAGCTGAGAACTCTTCTTACGAAGATAACAGACTTTGGAAACCTACTAGAGATAAAGCAGGAAACGGTTACGCGGTAATCAGATTCTTACCTGCCAAAGAAGGTGAAGATCTTCCTTGGGTAAGATACTGGGATCACGGATTCAAAGGTCCTAACGGTCTATGGTATATAGAAAAATCTTTAACCTCAGTGAATCAACCTGACCCCGTGTCAGAAGGTAACACTGTTCTTTGGAATACTGGTAGAGATGAGGATAAAGCAACTGCTAGAGAAAGGAAAAGAAGATTACATTATGTGTCAAACATCTTAGTAATTAACGATCCTGAACATCCAGAGAATAATGGGCAAGTAAAACTTTACCAATTTGGTAAAAGAATCTTCGACAAAGTTATGGAAGCTATGCAACCACAATTCGCCGATGAACAACCTTGTAACCCATATGACTTCTGGGAAGGTGCTGATTTTAAAATTAAAATTAGAAAAGTTGATGGCTGGGTAAACTACGACAAGTCGGAGTTCTCATCCCCTTCACAACTATTTGATGGTAATGATTCAGAATTAGAAACAGTGTATTCACAACTGCATTCGCTAAGTGAGTTCACAGATCCTAAATCATACAAATCATATGACGAACTTAAAGCCAAGCTTAATAGAGTATTAGGTGTTGATGCTGGAATTACTGCCGATATGGCAACTATGACCAGTGCGCCAGTTCCAACAATGGAACAAGCACCATCTGCTCCAGCGGTAGAAGCAGCTCCAGCAATGGACTCTTCTTCTGATGATGAAGATGATACGTTAAGTTACTTTAACAAATTAGCAAACGAAAGTTAAGCTAGTTGGTCTGTAGAATAATCTAACGTATTCAATACTACAGATCGGAAAGGTCGAG